CCACGGACGTGGATTGAATAACGCCGCCAATCATTGCGTTGGTAATCCAGCCCGAACCGATGAACGCGGTATTCATAAAGACTTGCCCGCCCTGAATAACGAACGGGGACGACACAGCCGAGCCGTTAGGGTCTAGCACTGCGAACCTGCTAGCCGATACGAGTACTTGAGACTCTACCGTCCCGCTAGTGTTATCCACACCTACACCGATACCAGCAATGTAGGTACGTCCGTTAGTCGTTACCTGGGTCTTGATTTGGTACGAGGCGGATACACGCCCGTTAAGGTCCGCGTAAGACGCTGCGTTAGTTTGAACCGCCGCCGTGTTGGCATTGGCTTGTACTTGTAGCGTAGTGATTTGCGTAGCTTGTGCGCTGTCCGCGTCTACCCGTGCCTGTGTCTCCGTCTGAATAGCAGCGATCAACGTAGCGGACGAGGAGGATATTTGAGCCGTAACCGTATCAATCTTTTGCGATAGCGCGAGGTCAGCCTCCGCACGCGCCGAGGTCTCCGACCACACACCCGCGTAGACGGTTGTGCTACCCGCGTAGTCTCCAGTATCACCCGCCATTTCCGGGATTATCACTTGCGCGGTAACTTGGTCTATGCGGCTAGATAGCGCTGTGTCTCCGTCAATACGGGCTTGTTGCTCCGTGGTGATATCCGCCGCCGTTTGCGTAACGGTCTGCTGTAGGCCGGGGATAGCTTGGATAGGCGCTAGTAACTCTTGTGCTAACTGTGTGGCGGTAATCTGTCCCGTGAGGTATATGAGAATAGCCGTAGCGTCAGAGGACGACATACCATGCACACCCGCGCCGGAGGAGCTTGGGTACCACGGGCCGATATTGCCGGTTGTGTCTACTAGCCGCGCCCAAAAGTACATATCGTAGCCAGCGACCAAACCAATAAGGTTAGTTACCGTTGTGGGATAACTGTAGCGGCCTAGCTGTGTGGACGTACTAAAGTCATTTGTGTGGCTGTAGTAAATCTCAGTGTACGCAGTGTCACCAGCCCCCGGAGGAAACGCCCAATTAACCTGTATTGCAAACACCTTATCCGAGGTAGCACTAAGCAAAGAGACCACGGGAGGCGGAGTGTTCTTACCCGTAAGGCTAGTGATTGTGGAGACCGCGTACACGGACGACACGCCCATAGCGTTGGTAGCCTTAACGCGAGCCAAGTAGCTACCCGAATAGATGTTGTGCACGTCTATCGAGGTACCGCCTGTAGTCCCCGCGTCCGTCCACGTACCGTTATCCTTTTGAAATTGGACTGTGTACGCAACAGCGCTAGGTGCGGGTACCCAACTAACCGTCATGTTCGTTTTAGCTATGCCTTGATCGATCACAACATACTGAGTTAGTGCCACACCGCTAGGAGGGACTTGGGTAGTAAAAGAGTTACCCGTAATCGGTCTAACATCGATAGCCGCGCCGTCATCAATGGCCGCGTACTTTCCCGGCTCATGCTGCGAGGCGGTAACCTCAAACGTAATACCCTCTTTCTCTGCGATGGAGACCACGCGGAACAACTGAGCATTAACCTGTGTGCTTTCACTAATCCAGATAGCGCCCGATAAGGGGACCGCTGAGAGCGGGGGATTAACGGTAACGGTGTTGCTATTGATAGCACTAATGGAGGACTCGTAAGTCCCGCCTTGAGGCAACACAACGCGGAGCGTATCGCCTACCGCCATGTTCGGGTCAATCTTGTCTAGCGTGACGTGTGCAGTGTCGGACGCGGATTTAATGCGCCCGCCTCTCCGCTGTGACGCGCGGCTAGGGTCTGCAATCGCAATGATTTGACCCGGCTGACACAACGTACCGTCTAGGCCAACGCTAAACGATACGAGGTTAGTCTCATAGCGCGAGGTGAGAATAGACCATTGGCCCACGCGTTGAGCTTGCCCGCGCGACGTACAACCGAACGCGGTAATCTGTGCGCGGTTAATACCGTAGCGCGCAATACCGTCTCTATCCTCAACGTACTCCGGCTCCGGCTTGTACGCGTTATCCGGGTTGTTCCACTGGACCAAGGCACAGGTGTAACGGGTCTTAAGAGAGCTACCTACGTACTTGAATTGACCGCCAATAACGTTAGCCGCCGTGTACAAGTACACAGGGTCTCCCGGCATGTCTGCGGTTGCCACCACGCTACCAGCGGACCAATAGGCCATACCACGGAATACGCTGGCTAGGTCTTGTAAAACCTTGTACGCGTCCGCACGGGCTTGGATATAGCAATTGCACGTAAAGCGCGGCTCAATCCCGCCCGCACCGTCACTAACCATTACATCGCAGTACTGAGCGATTTGGTACAAAGAATAACGGTCTAGCATCGATGCATCGACCCACTGTCCCAAGCCGTAGATTGGGTTTAGTACGAGGTCATAGAAAATCCACGCCGGGTTATCCGTCCACGCCGTAACAAACGAACCGTCCCAATTACCCACGTAGGTGCGCAAGTTAGGATTGTAGTTTGAGGGGACTTTGACTAACAGCCCCTTCATATCGTACGAGCGCGTAGGCACTGCGGAAAACTGCACAGCGTCAACCGACAAAGCCGCAATAGCGCTATACGGGTAACGGAGCTTTGCATCCACCACTAGCGAGTAGCTAATGATAGTAGTAGTGTCTTGAATGTAGACGCTCGTAGTGTCGTCCGTGGTGCGAACAACGCGGAGCGCGTATTGTGACGTGGCCCCTGAGAGTGCGATACGGTGTGAGCGGCTGTACGCGCCGGAACACTTGCCAGCGATTGCGGTAGCGACTACTACCGAGTATGCGCCTCCGTCTACCGATAGTTGAATCTGGTAATCGACCTCGTAGCCGGTAACGTCGCCAGTGTTAGGGTCTGTTTGGCTGAGAGATTGGACGCCTAAGGTAATTACGATAGCGTTCTTAGTGGTGTCTGTTACGACAACATTCCACGGCGCGGCCTTCTTAAGCTCAACGCCTACGCTAGTCTCGTTAGCTGACGTATCAAAGCCGGGAATATAGGTTTGGTCTACGTCCCCGTACCGGAACGCAAACGCGTCTACGTTGTAGTTATATGTACCGTCCGCGTTCTTAATAGGTACGTCATTAAGGTAGCTGTCCCGTTGCGGGTCACCCGAGGGCGGGCCGAAAATCGGACCCATGCTAATAAGGTCCATAACCTGAGCGTAGGTTATGCTTTGTAGGCTATCGCTAGCTTGCGTTGGCGTGCTACTACCTCCGCCTTTAGCGCCCTTGAGTGTTTGCATAGATGCTCCTGTTACGAGGTGATTACATAGTTACCGCCGACTAGCTGGACCGTTCCGTCCTGTGCGAGTAGCCCCTCACTAATGACCGTAGAGCCAACGCGCATACGCCCGTAGAGAAGCGGAACGGGTCCGCCTTGATACGTGGTGTTTTGCGCTCCGCCGAAGTCGTAGGAGGTTGTCTGAGTTGAGGAGTTAGGGCTTGCGTGCGGGGCGAGCATTTGCGCGATACCGCCAAGGGCCATGCTTGCGCCCATGAGCATCATTTGTGTTCCGTACGGATTGCCAAAGTACGAGGACACCGCGCCGACAACTACGAGAGCGATACCCGCAATTGTTTGAAAGAGGCCCGCGCGTTTGCGTCCGGACATAATCGGAGCTATGCGGATATCGTCAGAGCCACTAGGGTAGGTGAGTTGTTTCTCGCTAACGTTACGACTACCTACAAGTACGGCGTATTCAATGCCGCGCTCTCTGCTAGTCATAAGCTCTTTCTCAAAGCCGGGGACCATAGCCACAAGCGCGCGGATTGCATCCCGTGGGGACGACATGACAAACCTGTGTTCCCTCCCGAACCGTGCGCCGAGCTTGCCGTAAAGGCGTACCGTTCTTACGTGGTCCATGTGTGCGCCTCCTTGTGTCTAAGCGTGTGGGTAATGTGGTCTGTGTATCGGGCTAGTAGGTCATGCCTTGATAGCTGGCCGTAGCAGTGGTGGAGGATTTGGCCGTTACCGACATAGACGGCGGCATGGTTAGGAACGTTGTTACGCGAACGAATCCGCATTAGGAGAACGTCCCCAATGTCTGGCTCAGTGCCTTTAGGGAGGGCCTCAAAACCAGCCGCAGGGAATCCCGCCGTGTATAGGTCGCTGTGGCCGTCATCCCACCAGTCACCGGCGCGCGGGAAGTCCGGGAGGTCTACACCGTGCGTTTGCCAGTACCAGCGGCGGACTACGCTGTAGCAATCGTTAGTACCGTGAGAGAAGGGACAACCGACCAAAGGAGCGGAGTAGCCGCTAGGACTAAACTCGCACCAATCCTCAATAGCTACGGAGCCGTCCGCCTGTGCGCCGAGGGATACGATTACCCAAAGCGGGATACCCGCGCCCTCACATGCGGTAAGGTCCGCTGGAGAGGGGCGAGCGGTAGCGCCTGGGTGGGAGTGCACAAGGGCCGTTACGGTCCCCAAGTCCTCAGCCGTGGCGTAGTCCTCAGGGTGAATCTCAAAGGACTCCGTAGGCGTTGCGGACGCGTTGCGACACGGGAAGTAATCCCCATTGACCACAAGGCCGCAACTCTCGTTAGGATAGGACTGCAAAGCATGACGGGCGATAGCGTCCCGGAGTTGGGCGCTAATCACAACGTACCCGCCGTGCCAGCCGCCGGGAATCCGCCGAAAGGGAGCGGATTGCTCGCACCAAACCGACACTTGCAACTAGACAGCCTACGCCCGCATACGTCTAACGCAGGGTCACTCACGGGGTTATTGTTGGCGTCAAAGTACGCGCTCCCTGTGTATCCGCAGATAGGCCCACGGTACGCCCACTCCTGAGGGCACAGAGTAGCTAGTACCTGGCGGTTAGGGAGTTGCCTACCGGAGAAATCCAGCGCTGACGAGAGCGTAAATTCGACATTGAGGTTAGTCTCTGAAGTCTTTTGCTCTACGTACCAAAGCTCAACCGGCATTTCCGCCGAGGGGTCCGCCGTAGGTTGGCCGTCTAGGTATCGTGACAGCGTGCGCCGCCGTCTAACCTTAGCGCCTACGAGGTCACCGAGGAGAATACAAAGCGCGGAGATTGAGCCGTCTAGGTTGGCTACGGTAAGAGTAGGGGAGGCTTGCGCCGCTCCGCCGACTCTCTCAAAGCCCTCCGCCGTAATAGGCCACGCTGTGTACTCCACGCCTTGCCACACGATTGGACCAGCCTGCAAATGAGCGTGGAACCGCATTACGTCCCCGCCCATTGTGGACGAGTCCAGCTCGAAAAGCTCAATAAGTGCGCCGGGTTCTAGCTGTTGAACATCGGAGGTGATACTCACTTAGCCTCCAATGCATCGATACGAGCTAGCGCGGCTTGCAATTGCGTATACAGGTATTGGATAGACGCGGTTTGATAAGGAATCTGTGACGTGTAATCAACGGATTGCAAATCCGGGATTTTCTTGGGTGGCCGTTGCGGGCCGCTAAGGCTAGTGGCTAGCTCATCCTTAATTGCGTCTTTCGTACCGTGTACTGATAGCGGGAACTCCTCTTGCAACTCATGGGCGATAAAGCCGGAGAAGCGCTTTCCACTGTGCGCCGTCTCTATACGGTCGTACTCAACCGGGCGCGTTCTACAAAGGCGCGTGATAGCGTCAGCGGGGTCAATTGCCACCACGTTAGTTTTAACGCGGTAGTCTGACGTAGCGGACCAGGAACCCGTATAGCTACCGTTGCCACCTTGCGAGAATGTAAATCCGGGCGCGCTGTCCGTACCCGTGAGAAACGCGATAATTGGAGCGCTAGTACCGGAGCCGCCTTCATACCCAAAAATCCCGGCAAAGTGACGCCCACCGTTTCTAGTCCACCGCATACCCAAGTAAGACGCGCCCGCCGCCGGGGCGTCAATTTGGACAACTGCCGAGGAGGTAGTAGACCATCCTGCAAAGCCCGCGCCAAAGTCGCCCACGGCATGAAAGGCGCTTGTACCCGTGCCCGATATGTTGGTTGAGATTGACGTAGTGAATACGGGACCGGCCAAAGTCGCGTACGCAGCGGGGTTAAAATTGCCGGTATCCCACGGGGTTTTACCTGCAAACACGGGCCGCTGTGTAAAGCTAAATACCCCCGTTGCGCGTGTTACCGTTAGTGGCGTATCTAGGTACGCCCCGGAGTCCGCGTATCGGGCCAGCATGAAATCAGACCCCGCGTTAGAACCTGTCTCCGCGCCACCACTGGTATAAAATCTAAATCGCGCGTTAGCCCCTACAGACCAATTAACCCCGCGTTGGTTGCCCGCCACGTAGGATAAGACGGTATCGTTATTGAGGGTTGTGTTACCGTTAACCGTGAGGTTTCCGCTAATCGTCTCGTTACCATTGACGGTGCAATTACCATTTACAATTTCGTTATCAGAGTTGGTACGCCCGCGCATGAGTACGGACCACGTATGTACGCCGTCCACGTCCATAAGGGCAACCTCGCCGGGGTTCAGCTTAGACAGAGATACGGTATCTCCGGACGTGGCAAACGGGGCGAGTGTTACCACGGTTGCCCCGATGTTACGTAGAAGGATTACGCTGTCCGCACCGCACCCGGACGCCAGCGGCATGGCGATTACACCCGCCGTAGCTAAGCTAATGTTTATCCGCTTTCCGATATGGGCCGTGGTTAGCGTTTGCGCGGAGGTGAGAAGAGGGCCGCTGGATAGCGCGGCTTGGCTTTGGAGTACCGCAACGTTGGAATTAAATTTCGTAGAGGCTGTGCGTACCGCGTCGCCGTCCGAACCGGAGGGAGGCGTACCTAGGAGAATCGTTTGTAATGCTGTCACGGGCTAAAAGCCTCCACAAAGTTAGCGCTAAGGGTGTACATATCTCCGCCTGACGGCTTTAGCTGATAGTCAGAACACCTAAAGAAAGATTGCACGCCTAGAGGCGGGGTCCAGTAAAAGGACGTGCATCCCTGTAGTGCATCAAGGAATGCCTTGATAGGAACAACCTCAGCGGACGACCCCGCAAAAGCTAGGGGCCACGTATCCGCCTTGTTGTTAATGCCGTCCGCTACCGTTTGGCTATAGCCGTCTCCGAACTGAGCAACCCGCGTAGCAAACTTGGTTTGTCCCGTAGGCTCTACGAGTGGTGCCCATGTAAATACTTGGGTTGTCATGTGTACTCCTTAGATTTGGCCGTACTTCAATTGATAGCTATAGCCGCCCTGGCCCCGCATACGTTGGTCCATACGCTTATCAACAAGCGCTTGGAACACGGGGAGCAACTCCTTAGCGTCCTCAGGGGTCAAGCCACTACGACCGCCGCCACTCAAGTGGAAATGCATATCCCCGTTGGAGTTAGAGCCGCTGTCACTATCGGAGGACGCGGAGGAACCAACCGGACCACCTGAGGCAAAGTGCGCCATTTGGCCGGAGTTGATAGACTCCAGGAGGCTACGGTGTTGATTAGCCGCAGCGGCATTAACCACAAACTCCCCATTGGAGAGCATGGCGGGGATAGAGTCGCTAGTACCCGTACCGGAGCCGCTGATAGACCCGCCGCTTGCGTAGTGACCAACGGAGCCACCAGTAGAGAAGGCCGTGGGTAAGCTACTAGCCACACTTTGGAAAATCTGCATTTCCGCCGCGTGTAGCGCAATCTTAGCCATGTCAGCGAGGACGCTAGACGCGAACTGACTAAAGTTAAGTTTGCCAGTGGTAACGAATTGGTCCAACGCGCTGGACATACTCCCCCATACAGAGGAGAACGCCTCACCTACGTACTGTGCGTTTGTCTTTCCAGTACTGGCAATGCCCACAATAGATAGTTGGATTTGAGCTTGATAGCTCTCGCGTATCGTTTTCTCGTTCTCCAAGTGTTGCGTGTAAAGCGCCTCACGGTCTGAGAACGCTTGCGCAGCGATTTGCGTACGGTCCTCGTAGTCCTGTTGGTCTATCTGTTTGGAGTCGTATTGTTCCTTGAGCTTTACAACGTCTTGGTAATACGCCTCACGGATTTTAAGCTCACCCGCGTAGTCCGTTTTTTGCTGAGGCGTCATAAACCGCTCAGTGTCTTGGACCGCGTAACCGTCTTTGAGCTTCTGCGTAGTAGCCGCTTCTTGGTCCGCATACTTAGCGGTTGCGTCCGCGCGCTTTTGCCACTCTTTGCCGAGGTCACCGGACGCCTTTTGCGCAGCAAGTACCCGCTCATGCTCGATACGGTTTAGCTCTTGCTGTGCAGTCTTAGCCGCCGCAATATTTTTCTTTTGCTCTGCGAGCTTAAGGCGTTTCTCCTGGACGTCCTCCTCTTGCTTGTAATAGTCCTCATTGGTTGCAATCACCTGGACGTAGTAATCCCGGTAATCCAATAGGCCCTTATCAAAGTCAGACTTAGCGTTCTCTAGGTGTTCCTTGCGGCTATCGTCAATACTTTTAAGCTGGGTGTTAAGCTCAGCAATCTCTCCGTTAAGCTCATTCTCGTTACCCTTCTTAGGAGCCTTCTCACCCTTGGAGTAATGGATTTGCTTATCGCCAGTAGGACCAATCTTAGGCGTTTGAATAGAGGCTACATCGGACCACAGCTTTTTAGTAAAGGCTACGTACCCGTCACCCTCAGCTTTAAGGCGGTTGTAGCCTGCCTTAGCGTCGTCCGCCATCGCTGAAAAGTCAGCGTCCCAAAAGTCCTTAGCCTCAGCGCCCAACGTGTAAAGGACGCTACTAATCTGCATAACACCCGTGACCACCGTAGCCGCCGCAGTAGCCACAACGCGGAACGTTTCTAGGACGCCCTTATAGAAGCTGTCAATCATTGGCCCCATTGAGGCGTTGTCGCTAAACGCTCCTGTTACCGCTTCAATTGCCGGAATGAGTTGGGCCTTTGCGTGCATGGTCATTGCTTCCCATTCCGCGTGAGCCTCCTCCGTGTGTTCCTTCATTGAGGCTAGTTGCTTGATCGTGTTATCTGAGAGGATGCCACCCAGGGCGTTAGCCTTGTCCGCATAGTCCTGAATTCCAGCGCTACCCTTATCGAGCAGCGGGATTAGCTTCTCCCCAGCCTCTCCGAACAACTCATGAGCCACAGCGGCTTTAGCCGCGCTATCCTGTGACTGTTGGAACGCGTCCGCCACCTCAAGCAACATATCGTGAGGCGAATCGTTCTTAACCTGTGCCATGCTGATACCGAGGGCGGTAAATGCGTTGACCGCATTCTTATTACCCTCCACGGCTTTATTCTGTGCGGCCCCTAGAGCCTCAACCGCCTTAGCGGAGTCCTTGGAGTCCAGGCCAACGGAGCGGGTAGCATAGGACCATTCCTGAATATCCTTAGTGCTTTGGCCGGTTTGCTGCGAGAGCTTTTGCGCGCTGTCCGCGTAGGTCTCAAGCTCCTCCGCCGCTTTGTGGACAATCTCCGCTGAGATAGCAGCTACACCAGCCACCGCACCAAGACCCAGTACCAGCGGATTAAAAATCAGCCCCATCGCGCCGGAACGATTCGCCAGCACCGTAAGCGAGCCAAAGAATTTCTTAAAGTTTCCCTGGCCTAGTTCGTGAGCCAGTACCAGCAATTCCCGTTGTGCGCCCGCGTTAGCCAGTGAGAAGCTATGCGTATGCTTGGTGGCCGCGTCAATGTCGCTAATGTAGCTTTTCATTGCGGAGGAAATGCCGAGGCTCTCCGCCTTCATGCCAGCTAGCTCCGCACGGGTCTTACCCGCTGTGCTAGCCATGCGGTCCATTTGCACCACAGCCGCCGCAATTTGCTGGACTTGCTTTGCGGTACTAGCTCCGGACTCCTCTAGCGCGGTTTGGAAGTTTTCCAAGACTTCTTTAGCGCGTCCGGTACTTGCGGCATATGCGCCAATGCGCTGGCTCGCCTTGTCTACCGCAGCGGTAAAGCCGGAGGAGTCAGCGGTAAACTTAGTTTTTACCTCGTTATTACTCGCCATCTATAAGAACCTCCCTAAACATTTCCGCCGCTGCGTCTACAGCTTGGTTTTTCTTAGCGTCAAAGGCGGGACGCACGGACGGGTGAGCCGCCATCTTTGAAGTACCAAATTCAAGCCACCGCGCCACGTCTACGTTACGCATGCCTTTGAGTAGCTTGCTTACTTTTAGGCCCTCAATATCCGGGGCCGTACCCATAAACACAGTCTCATACACGGCTACTTTCCCCTTTAATGATTCGTCAGGGACGAAAGCAACCGACACGCTATCCCGTAGGAATCCGTACCGTACGGGGACCGTAGCCGCAATCTCTTGTTTGAACACGGAGACCCCCGCCGCCGCAGCTTTGCGCAATGCGTTCTCTTGCTCAGCGGGGTCCGCTAGTCTCTTGAATTGATCTGCTAATCCGTCAAGTCCTTCTACGGATAATGAATTGCTTTTTGCCACTGGCCTTAGCCTCCGCAAGGTTGACGCCGAATAGCGACGCGATAGCCTCAGCCGTGGGCGGGCCAGCTTTAATAGGCTCTTGTGCCCACGCGATAAAGTCCAAAGGTTTATAAGCGGGAGTACTGGCCTTGCGGTTGACGTTGGCAACCACGCTAGCGACAACACCAGCGCGCAAGTCCTCTATACGGTCCCCGAACGGCTCAATTGAATAGAACGCTATCCACTCGCCAAACTCAGCGGAGGACATGGCGTTTTGCAACTCCTCAACCGTCCGCCCCATTTTTAACGCCAGCCGGAACCACAACAAGCGCTCCGGACTGGCCCTTAGTTTTTTGCCGCTGCGTCCTCAGCTACAGCACCGATCTTATTAACGTCCATTGCGGCCTTAGCAATCTCCGACAATGCGCCCGCGTTAGCGTCTTGCAATGCCGCCACGTCCTCTTGCGTAAACATGGCCTCATGGTTGTCGTCAACCACGGTAGCCGCTGCAATAGCCGCCTCAAAATGCGATGCCGTGCCGTCACCGGCTTTAACAGTGGTGTGGAACAAGTCGCGCGCCTTACCTGTGAGTACGCGGAATTTCAACTTGATAGCGCCGAGGGCCGCAATCTCAATCTCTTTAACGTCCGACTTAACCAATGCGAAAAGTTGTGCCTTATCCATCTTGTAACCTCAAAAATAGGGAAGTGATTTAATAGCGGGCCGTAGCCCGCCATGTGATTAGGCCGCTGGCGTAACCGTAATGTCGCCAGTGATATCAAGGACAATAGAGCCCTTGTACACAGCGTCAACCTTTGCGCTAATCGGGAACGAGGACACGTACGCAGTAAAGGCAATCTTTGAGGTGTCCGACAAAGTAACGGTAAAGTCTTTGGCCGTACCCGATTGCTTAGCCGCCAGTAGTGCAGCGTGCGAGGCTTCTTTAAGGTTAATATCCGTATCGAGAGTCACGCTACCCCAATCTTGGAGACCTACGCGCCGCTCTTTAGCCGTGGACTTAAGGTTAGTCACGTCAATTTGCGTAGCCTTGCCGTCAAAGCCGGAGATATCCGACACGTTGACGATATCCACCAGGCTAGGCGTACCCGTAGTGCCCGTGTCAATTTGAATGCCCGTACCTTGCGCCGATAGAGCCGTAGACGTTTGTGCTGTCATGTGTAGTCCTTAGTAAGTAATTGAAAAATCTAAGCGGGAGCCGTACAAAAGCGTATCGCTCTCATAGATGCTCACAGGCGAGCCAATGGGGACAGCCTTAACCGTTGGATTAACCAGCGCTTGATAGCAAGCCTCCATGAGGTCCGCAGCAGAAAGCCGGGTATCAGACCAAACGGTTACCTGTACGCGCGAGTTGCGGGTAGCTTGCGCCGTGCCGTCCACATAAGCGGAGCCTTGACCGCCTACGGCTTGATAAACAACCCAAGGGGCTGGCGTGTGGGCCGGGGCAACGTCAGGGTAGACCGAGCCTCCAGCTAGCCCGCCAAGGGCTGAATAGACGATTTGCTCAACCGTCATAACTAGCCCCCTTGGTTGGCGTTCTCAGTACATACGAGGTCCGTGTACTCACGGGAGGCCGCGTTAGGCATGACCGAGTTAATGTTAAATATTTGGTTGTCCGCGCCGAGGGCTACCACACGGTCACCGTTGGTAACGTCCGTGCGATATCGAATGCGGATAGATGCTGAGGCGGAATCAACCGAGGTGCCGCCTGTGACTTTCTCCACGCCCCTAATCTGGACCACCGCGCCCCATACCTGGCCGTACTCCGTCCAGTTGTTTAGAGGCTGTCCTAGCGCGTCTCTACCGGCTTTGCGCTGGAGGCTAAGGCGAGTATTGAGAGTCCCCGCACGGAGGCCGGTAACCACGCGTGCGGAGGGTCTACGGGATGCCATTACGCTAGCGCCGGGTCACGGTCGCGGCGGAGGATCGAAACCACACCGGGGCCAATCGGGTCGTTAGCCCCTTCCCGATCCTCGTAGAGGGATGCCAGTACGAGGAGGGTTGCGGTTTGAATGCGCGACGGGTACGGCGTTGTACTGCCGTCATACGGAGGCGGGTCTCCCCATCCGAGGTAACCCGCAACAATATCGCTAGCCGCGTCCACCATGCCGGTTAGCTCCGTATCGCTGTACGTGTCGTCAATCCGGAGCTGAGCTTTAGCTTGGTCAAGGGAGACAATGCTCATTCTGTGGTGTCTCCGTTGTCTGTGGTTTCAGGGTCCGTCGTTTGGTCGTCCTCCGGGTCGTTACCAGCCCCGCCAGCGGGTTGCGCGGGCGTGAATGGGTCAGCGCTACTATCGCGCTTGGCGAGGGCCGCAAGGCTGTAATTCTGCTGTTGCAAGTACGGAGTGTCGCCACCCGGAACCGGGCCGAGTCCGCTACGTGCGCGAGCCTCGTTAGGTTTCATGTAACCCGCACCAACCGCCTGAGCGTTAGCCGTGTGTAGGGCGGATTCGTCCATACGCATGAGGCCCGTAGTGTCGAAAAGGACCGCGCTATCGTCCGGGAGGTTAAGCCCGTCATCTAGCAGTAGCTCCATAGCCTCAAGGTACGCTTGCAAGCAATCCGAGTAATACATAGATTCGTAGATTGCCGAGCTATTAGCCGTGCGTGCGCCGCCGTCCAATCCGATTTTATGGCCGGGGACGTGGAAACACCGCGCTACGTCCTGTGCTGTCCATTGCAATTGCTCAATAGTTTGAGCGTCCGCACCGCTCATAGTCATATGCGTAAGCGTGAGGCCGTCTCCGCCTACCATGACCTTACCCGTGTTACTTCCGGTAAAGCCGCTCTCCGTTTGCGCCTTGAGCCGCGCAGCAGTGTCATTGCTGATAGCGCCGGGGGCGGACATGAAAACAGAGGGGCGGGCCGCATTACTAAAGAATGCCGCGCTATTGGTGGAAATCGCGTTAGACAGCGTAGCCGAGGCCGCACACGCCGCAATAGGCGTCATGCCAATAAGCGGGTGCCATGAGGTCATACCCCGATCATGGATCATGTCACGCGCGGGGACTACCCAAGACTCCAGCGGACTAACCTGTAGCGGACTCATGGTAACTTGATAAAAGACCGAGCCGTCCGGGGCCACAAGCGGGATTACGTACCTAGGGTTAAGTACGTCCATTTGAATAACTACGCCCATGCTATTCCGCGTCAGCAGAATAAAGGCGTTACCGTGGGTTAGCTTGCTACCTACCCACGCCTTAAAGAATTGGAAACGCGTTTGATACGGGTTAGGTTTCCGCATGACGCTAGTAAAGCGCGGGGCCGTGGACTCAATCCAAACGCCGTCAATGAGCTTTACATACTTGGTCCGCAACTTTGCTACGTCGCTTGATATAAGGTCTACGCATGCAAACACGGCGGAGCTAGCTAGCATACCGTCACGGGTAGTAAGAGATTGATTCTCTTGCCATGCGCCCATGTAGGGCTCTCGGACGTAGCCAAATGCTCCGGGAGAGGCTACAGCAGTGGCCCCAATAGCTCCCTCAGGAATGCCACGCCGCTTAGGGAGCCACCCTTTAAGAGTATTGAGGACTCCCATTACTCCTCCGTCTGTGTCTTGCGGGGAGCCGGGGCGAGTTTAACTAACCCAAGGTGTACCAGCGCACGCGCCATATACGCGGGGTAGTCCCGTTTTTCGCCCTTCTTAATAGGCGGGATCAATGGTGCGTCCCGGAGGGCCTGCACTGTAATGAGGTTTGACAAGTAGGGCCTCCTAGCCGAATCATTGAGAAAGCCCCGCACAAGGCGGGGCGTTTTGTACAACTACGGATTACGTCAGCGAGTAAGCCGCGCCAGTGATAACGCCAGCGCAAAGGCCGGGGCGACGGGCTTGCCAGTTAATGAATTGGCCGATACGGATAGCTACCATGTTGTTTTGGAACATGCTAACCGGCTGTGCCGTCAAGGCCGCACCAGTACCCGGAGCGCTATCCATAATGATCGATGCCTCCGTGCTGATATCGATTTGCGGACCAGCGTCCTCCGACAGGTAAATTTCATCCGGGACGAGGAGGATAATCACCGAGCCGCCCACGTTGTTAGACGTGAGAACCGGGAAGTCCTCCAGCATGCCGCCAGCTTGCGACATATCCGGGAAAAACTTATTGCCGAGGGCGTTACGGATCGAACCGATAGCGCGGGCGCGGGCCGGGGACATGAGCAACTTAGCGTTGGTCAAGTCGATATTTGCAGCGATAAACGGAGCTACGAGAGTCTCGATATCCGCAATCAATGCCTCAGCAGTAGCACCCGTGGACGGAACCGCAGTAACGCCGTTAAGCATGCCAGCAGGCGACACGTTAGCGACACCCGCAGCGCTAGACAGGAACGACAAATCCAAGCCCTTAGCCATAGCCTTAACTAGGTCCGCTTGTACCAGTGCCTCCGCCGCCGGATTCGAGAAACGGATAAGCTCGTCCGACATAACCGAGATACCGTAAGCCTTAGCCCACGTCAGGAAAATCTTATCGAAACCAGCCGAGGTAACCGGAGCGGGTGCAGCTTCGCCAACCCAGCCGACCGAGGTACCGGAGGTTTGCGAGGACACGCGGACGTTAAACGGAATCTTGCGCAGCGACAAACGACCGAGGACGGTTTGCGGGTAGAGCAATTCCACGAAGTCACCCGCGTATTGTTCCGGGTAAATCAGGTTACCCGCCCACTGTGCCACTTGAGTGGTACCCGCCGACACCGCCGCCTTAACGATGCCCGTGACAACCGCGTCGTCTTTGTAGTGTTCCTCTGCGAGCGACTTAGCAACCGCCAAGTTACCCTTAGCCTTTGCCAGCACCATAGCGGTACGCGTGAAAGCCGAACCCTTGGGAGCGTTGCTCTTAACGGCAATGCGCGCCGGGTCCGCAACCGCAACACCCTTTTCCGTGACAGCCACAGCCGCAGCAGCTACGCGGGCCTCCTCGTCCTTAAGCAGGGTAACGCGAGCCTCCAGCGCCTTAATCTCACCCTTGAGGGCCTCAGCTTGGGTAACTTCTGCGTCATCCATTTGCATACCCTTGGTGACGATTGCCGCCAGAGCATCCGACTTAACCAGAATTTGCGCCAGTGCCAGCTTGATTTGTTCAGCGATGTTCATATGTAGTCCTATGTTTAAAGAGTAGAGAAAAGCAGAATTTTTCGTTTGCGCAGTTCAAGCGCTTTACGCGAGGATTCCGCCTCCTCTTGTTCCTTGACAGCCTCAGCCGCAGCGCGGGCCGCGTCGTCTTGCTCTTGGGTGTTTTCGCTTAGTACTTCGGCCTCCGCTTGCGCGTTTGCCTCAGCCGCCTCTAGCGATTTGAACGCGGTAATAACCGCCTCCGGATTGCATGGGATAGACACAAGGGATAGCTCATGGACCTCCGCCTTGGTGAAATCCATACCACCCGCTTTATTTGGCTCATACTCCTCAGGCTTAAACCCAATGGAGACGCCTTTAATGATTCCGTGCTTAACGCTGTGCCAAGCCTCGTCCGTACGTTGCTTTACGGTCCCGTCCTCGTCTACCTTTGCAATCTTTCCCTTGAAGGGGAGACCCTTAGACGTAGCTTTACCAAACACCACGGAGCCTACTGGCTGTGCGTGGTTATGATTGAGGAGGAGGGGAACCTCGCTTTGGTAGCGCAAGCCCTCAGGCTTAACACTGTCCTTTACGCGGTCGAGGGTTGGCGTACTTGCGATGCCTTCAAACTCACGGGCGTCCTCATTGACGCTCTTGATTACGAAAGCGCTAAACGCCTTGATACTCATTATTGTGGTCTCCTAAAATACGAGGAGTTGATAGGAACGACTTGGCTCTAGGTCACTTGCGGCTAACACGGTTGCACCAAAGGCCATAGCCATTGCGACCATGCCGTCAATACGTCCTGTAGCCTTGCTCTTGTCCAGCTTGCGGTTACCCGCTGGGTCTTTCACAACCACAGCGTTAGACGCGCACATGGTTAGTACGGGGTTGCTATCGTGTTCTACTCGCCCGTTGACTAGCTCCGCCTCAAGGCTGTCTAGCGCCGGGGAAAAGTCCCGGTACCCTTGGCCGTGTTCAACTAGGGGCAACTTGCCACCGTCCTTAGCCGGGGTTTCCGTGTCAATGCCGAGGTTCGCAAAGTCTTTCCGTAGCACGTCAATCCGGTATCGGTCGAATGCGATGCTGTGTAGGTTCAAGCCCTCACATAGCTCCGCAATCTCACGGGCTACTAGCTCGTAATCCACGGTGCGCCCCGGAGTTGCGCGGATATAGCCTTGCTCCGCCCATAGGTCATACGGCACACGGTCACGCTTAGCACGGTCCTTAATGCCTTCAAGGGGAGTCCAGAAGTAGCTAATAGCGCGCCATACCCCACCAACCCGGCCAATGAGGACGAGTGCGGTTAAGTCGGTACGGACCGATAGGTCTAGGCCGCCGAATACTTGCGTATCAGGATCAAACTGAGGTGCGCCAGCGCAACTTTTCCAAACGTCACGCGAGACAAACGGAGAGACCACGGAGACGCGTTGATTGAGCGTAAGGTTACGGAACGTGTTTTCCACGGACGGCATACGCTTGGCTTGCTTGGCTTGCTCCTCAACGTCCTTAAGACTGCGGAAAATACCAAGGGCCGGGTTAGCCGCTTTCCATGCGTCATAGTCGTCAATATCTGCGTCTTGGTCCGCTGCGTACAGCCTACATACGATATGCGGGTCTTGACTCTTGATAGCGTCATCAAGCCAGATAGAGAGCAAATCCGCGTCCGTGGCGGCTTGCGTAGAGATAGCGATAAGCAACGGCTCCGCGTGTGCACCTTGGGAGGTTGTCACAGCGTCAATGAAGTCATCTTGCGGGCCGCGTATCTGTCCAATCTCGTCCAGAATAGCCAACACAGGCGAGAGGCCGTGCGTAGTCTTAGCCTCAGCGGAGAGCGCTTTATACTCAACGTTACGCGGGAGACCTACGAGCTTCTTACCGGACGGGTTAATCTTGATTAGGCTTGTTATCTTGGGGCTAAGCTGGACCATTTTTGCGGCTAGGTTGAACACTAGCGCGGCTTGGTCACGGGACATAGCGCCGGAGACGATTTGGGAATTTTGCTTAGCCTCAGGACCAATAAGGTGAGCCAGCAAGATACACGCAATGATTGCGCTCTTGCCGTTCTTACGGGCGATACTGAGGTAGGCCCTCCGTGTTCCATTGGGGTTATCGTAGATAGCTAGGATAAACTCACGCTGGAATTCCTCCAGGCGGATAGGCTGGCCTACGAGTGCGCCCTCCGGTACGTGGAGGAACGACTCACAAAACTTAATTACTAGCTCGCCTCTCGTTAAGACCTCCGTAGCCTTTTTGGGGCCGGGGCCTAGCGGAGGGCGTACGATCATTGCAGGGTACTGAGGCCGGGGATAAGGGATTGCTCCTCTGAGGCGCGCATAGCCTCTACAGCGCCCTCCGCACCTTGTTGGGTTGCCCGCTTATTACCCCCGTCACGGGAGCGGCCTACAGTGGCCTCCGCATGCACATGGACCACACGGGAGAGAGCCACGGCGCGACGGCTGAGAGTCTCCAAGAGCGAATGCTTGGGATTGACCACGGGCGTACCCTTGGCGTTGGTGAGAATGTCACCCTCTTTAACCACCTCAGCTTGCAAGCGTTCGATAGATGCCTGACAGCGTGCGAGGTTAGCCGCTAGGGTTAAGTCCGCAACGTTCCAAGTGTTAGCCGCACGGGCCGACACGATAGCCTCCCAAAAGGGTAGCTCCGCGTCCGTTAGCGTAATGTGGGCCGGAGGTTGAACCGTACCCGCTAACACAGCCTGCATTGTTTCTACTGCGTGCGTAGTTGAATCCGAGCGCTTACGGGCCATAATTGATATGTACTCCTATATATGGGCTACGCGTGTATAGGCGCGCGCACAACGGATTAACATGCTTACGTCGTAGGGCCAGCTTAATAAACCAGCTATCCTATGGTTGATCAAACCAAGGCTCTAACCCCACGGCGTAAGAATGCGGATATTGAATTTAAACGAGGATTCCTAACGGACTAGCCGTAACGGGCCGGATTTAGGAGCGAGTACGTGTTACGGGAGCGTTTATTTGGACTTAGCGTTAAATCGGGTGGAACCTGTCGGTGTCCAGACTAATTGCTCATAATTTGAGCACACCCCCGCCACCCATGAGAATAATTCTCAATTAGCCTCAATGTGTTGTAATATCGAGACAAAATCACGATAATCATTCTCATTTACCATTTATTTTCAATGAATCGAAAGAAGATGATTGCAGACCAATAGATTATCTGATAGGTGAATCAATGGATTATTCAATGATTACCACAATATTAGACCAATGTGTTAAATACAATGGAATATATTCAATGTGATAACCAATGAGTAATCTATTGGTGTAATACGTGTTAGTCCTGAGCTAACCTAGCGATAGACCAAACGTACCAT